GGGACTCCTAAGGAATCAGGATCAAAGTTTTGGAAAATATGGCAAGATTCAGATCAGCAATTCTTCCAACCAAAGTGCTCAGGCTGCAAGGAACATTTCTTCCTATATGAGTATGGCAAGGATACCTGGAAAGATATATGGGTTGAAGGATTTACTCTAAAGTGTCCTCATTGTGGGACACTTCAAGATAAACGACTTTCTATAGATGCAGGTCGATGGCAAGCTACCCGAAACCCTAAGAAATCAAGGTATACGGGCTTTCACATCAACATTATTTTGGACCCAAGATTTACTAAGGAAATGGTAGAGGACTATGATCCCGTAGTTAATCCTAATAGATCTGAACGAGCTTGGCGGAATGAAACTCTTGGGGAGTTTTTCACCAGTGGTGGTTCACCATTAACTATGGAAGATATTGTTCACACTGCGTTAGATGTTACACGTGGGGTATCCAGAGGGGTCAGAGAGCATTCTGACAAAATCTATACTCTTGGCATTGACTGGGGAGACAAGTCTCTTGGCAATGATGAGGATAATGCTAGAGGGCAATCCTACACAGTCATGGCTGTATTATCTTGTGATCATAAAGGGGACTTTATGATTGAGAATGCATTTCGATTGAAAAGAAATAACCCCTCACACCGAATACGTGTAGTAGAAGAGCTGTATGAGAGGTATAAGATACGTAACGGGGCTGCAGATTATTATCATGGGCGTGATATAGTAGAACATTTTCAAGTAGATAGGAATTGGAAAAGTAAGCTATTAGCTTGTCATAATAGTGGGACGTTGGGCAAAGCGATTAGTTTTGACCCTAAGCAGACTAAAGTAGTGCTAAACAAAGATCTTATGGTAGAAGAAGTGTTTACATTAATTCGAGCTGGTAAGTTAAAGTTCCCGGTAAAAGGTTCTAGCTGGGATCATCTGTTGTGGCTTATGCAACACTGTTCCTCTATGGAATCGAAAATGGTTATGAAAGCTGACAATTATGTTAAACGATATGTTAAAGGAGCTAGGCCGAATGACGGACTGATGGCAGTGATGTATGCATTAATTGCTTACAAATTTATCGCCACAGATGGATTTACAGTTAGGACTCAGGTTGCTAAGACAGAGTCTTTCCCCAAGCCAGTATTGGCTTATGCTCCAGGAATAAAAGGATAGTAAATGAATACAAGTAGCAAGTGGCAAGACGCAGACGTAGACTCTGCATTTAATCCTCTCGACAGTTTATATTATAATAGGGCTCGAAGGAAGCAAGGTTTGCCTGAGCAGGCTTATGGTATAAGTGAAGGTGGAAGTGGATATTCAAATAGCACACTTTCGATTGGAAAGAACATATCTAAATCAGCTATAGACACTAATTTAACTCGCAATTCTTTAAATAATGTAAGTGCTGAGAGACGAGAATATATTCAGAGCGCTGTAGATCGATTTGAATCTTCTACTCCTTATGACGCTCCTGTAGTCCCTCTAATGGTTCGGGGGGATAGTTTGATAAAGCAAACTGCCAGGCAAAACACCATTACAAAAAATGCCATTAGTGGAACTAGTGGCCCTTCAAGTAGCGCAGATACTATACAGTTAGGTCCGCAGCTATACCACCCCTTATATCTAACTCAGAATCTTCAGCTCCCACGTGATATAATTACTGCAAACTCATGGAATAGAGCATTCTATGAGACGAATCCTATTGTACGAAATGCGATTAACCTACATGCCACTTACCCCATTAGTAAGCTGAATATTAAGTGCGAAGATAAAAAAGTTGAGCAGTTCTTCAAAGATATGATGGATAGACTTGACTTGGAAACTGTAGTACAGCAGGTCGCTTTGGAATTTTGGAGAGCGGGCGAATGTTTCCCTTATTCTGAGTTTGATGAAAGTATTGGGTCCTGGGGCAAGATTTATGTTCATAATCCTGACTTCATTTCAGTTAAAGCATCTCCTATTCCCGGAAGTGTGACTATTTCCCTAAGACCTGATCCAGATCTGCAAAGGATTATTACAAGTAATGATCCAGCTCATGTCAAGATTCGAGAATCTTTAGACCCTAGAATTGTACACCACGTTCTTATGGATGAATATATCCCTCTTGACTCATTTAATATCAGTCACTTGAAGAATCTTACTTCCCCATATGATATTAGAGGGACTTCCCTTATCGTATCAGTATGGAAAGATTTGATGCTCTACGATCGACTTAGAGAATGTCATGATGTTGAAACAGAAGTATTGACTAATCAGGGGTTTAAACGATACAATGAGATAATGTCTGTAAGACCATCGGATGGGGAAGTCTCTTTGGCAGAAGGCATTGAGGTGGCTTGTTTTAATCCTGAAACAGAGGGGTTAGAATATCATCGACCGACTAAGACTATTTTACATAACTATGAAGGTAAAATGGTCCATTTCAAGGGAGATAAGGTAGACTGTATGGTTACTCCAAATCACAGGATGAATGTTTCCAAGAAAACTAATAAAGGTTGGACAGATTGGAATACCGTTCTTGCAGGTGATATAAGAAAAGGGTCCTTTTACAAGTTTCGATCAAAATTAAATTGGGAAGGGAACAGTGTTGAAGAAATCAACTTTGCTGGAAAAGAGGTTCCGGCAGATCTGTTCTTAGAGTTTCTTGGCTATGTTATAAGCGAAGGGTGTATTTACTCTAAAGGTTATGACAATAAGCTTATTATGAGCCAGCTTCCTATACAACCTTACTATGCCTCTATGAGAGAAACTTTTTTAAAGATTTCTGAGATTTATAATAGGAAGTTGCAGGAAAAGATTAAATTCCAAGATTGTGGATTTTCCAGCCTTTCTCCAAAAGATATCTGGACTGCAACTATTTGTCATAAGGATCTTGTATTAGCTCTCAAGAGTGAGGTAGGCACAGATAATAAATCAGATTCGTTTAATAAGCGTTTACCTAGATGGGTATTAGATCTGTGTTCTAGCCAACTTAAGATCCTACTTGAGGCATTAGTAGCAGGGGATGGTTCCATAATACCCAGCAAGTATGGTACGCCTGAGAAGGCCTATCGTTATAATACAGTATCTAAGCAATTGGCGGATGATGTATATGAATTGGTTTACAAATGTGGTTTCGTTCCAAACATGCAAGTATGTAAGCGTGATTGCAGAGACTATGAGGAGTATACCATCTTGTGGTCAGACACGAATTATGGAGATTTCCCACTTATATACGGTAACCCTAATCATGGTGGCGCAAATATAGAAGAAGTGG